TGAGTCGGTGATTGATCCAGTGGTTGAGTCGGTGATTGACACGATGACTGAGTCGGTGATTGATCCAGTGGTTGAGTCGGTGATTGATCCAGTGGTTGAGTCGGTGATTGACACGATGACTGAGTCGGTGATTGATCCAGTGGTTGAGTCGGTGATTGATCCAGTGGTTGAGTCGGTGACTGAGTCGGTGATTGAGCCAGTTTCGGAAATGGCGGAGTCGGGTCTCTCCAAAGTGGTTCCTAAATCAAAAAAAAAACATAAACGAAGATAGTTGCGTATAGTATGACCATTATCCTAAAAAATGCAGGGTTTGACCTATTCTATACATTAACTCCTGCACAAATTGCCGCCACAATCACCTCATACCCAGAGGGGATCTTTTATTTAAGCAACAAGACCGATGGACTCAATCTAGGAAACAATACGATTGTACAAACCGACTACGCGAACATCAATGTTCTCAATGTAGGTAACCTATTAAGCTTTCCAAACCGGTTTGTATCTATTGGAGACAAAGAATTACAAATTTCCTATTATGTTGGGTTTAATTCGGGCAATTTTGCTTTTCCTATTTCGGATGTCATTCTTTACAAATCAAGACGATTAACTTCTCCGTATTCACAAAATGAGTACCAAGGCCAATGGACCGTCGTTGAGAAAACGTCCAATTTTGACTTGGCGTATACATTAACTCCTTCACAAATTGCTGCCACAATCACCTCATATCCAGAGGGCGTCTTTTATGTAAGAAGCAATAATGATGGTCTCAATCTAGGAAACAATACGATTGTACAAACCGACTACGCGAACATCAATGTTCTCAACGTAGGCAATCTATTAAGCTTTCCAAACCGGTTCGTACCCTCTATTGGACTCAAAAATTTACAAATTTCCTTTTATGTGGGCTACAATTCAGGCAATTTTTCTTTTCCTATTTCGGAGATTCTTCTACACCAATCCAACGTGTTGCCTAGACCACCTAGACCACCAATACCACCGACGCCAATCCCAAGACGGTTTACTCTGCAATTTACAAACAACGCAATGGTCTATTATAAACCCCATAGTTTATCCGTCGGTGGTGGCGGAAGTGGTGTACGAAATGCTCGTCATAAAAAACGTAAAACTTAGGCAAACACATATTTTGAGAAACATTGGGTCATTCGATTGTATTCAATTGCACATTTCGAGCATTGCCTTTTCATACACGCTTTGAACAAACGTTCTTGTTCTTCGCACATCTTAGGTTAGAAAACACACAGGTTTCTGTTTCGTTTTTTTGGTTGGAATGGGGTAGGTATCGTGTGTGGTTTCTACCAACGTATATCCTTGACTGTTGTAATAAGCTCTTCTTTTTTTCCATTGATTCACAAACGTGGGATGACTATCTACAATGTCTATCACAAGCGGTGCTTCATGCTTTACACGTAGGATTCTACCCACTGCCTGTGTTACATCCGTTTTCGGAGTGGCTAGAATCAGCGTCGTCAACGTTTTGATATCCAGCGCCTCTTCCGCCATGGCAAAGGTAGCCAATACAATTTGCTTGGTTTCACTGTCTTTCAATGCAGATTGCTTCATCCCACCCACATAATACCCCACCGTTCCTAGTTGTCGGTATTCGATGGCATCGTGTAAGAAAGATAAGAGTTGCTTCGTATGAGACAAGATCATCACTTGTTTCGTGGTTGGAAGCTTTAGAATTTGAGTTAGAATGTTCAAGATGCATTCTTTTCGTGGATTGAATTCACTGATTTTTTTAATCATAGAGGTGTAATTGGTATCCCCCTTGAAATTTTTGACTACCGTATTGTATTCTTCATTGTCTGTACTATAGGAAACTTTGTGCACGTACACTTGAGTTCGTTCGCGTTGAGCAGAATAGACAATCTCCCCTAGAAAGAGTTTGAAGACTTTCGTCAATCCATCTTTACGCTCCATTGTCGCAGACAATCCCAACATACATGGAGTGACTAACTGAAAGAGTGCATTGCTAAATACTTCTGCTGCAATGTGATGGGTTTCATCAATAATAGTAAATCCAAATTCTTGAAACACTTCTTTCGGATACGATTTCATTGAAATGGATTGAAGCATACCAATCACAATATCTTTTCCGATATCTATCGTATCTCCTTGTATACGACCAATCGAGGCATTCGGTAGAAATTCACGGATTCGTTCCACCCATTGTTCTAGCAAGAATTCTTTGTGTACAATGACAATGGTTTTACGTTGGATCAAATGGATCAAATATAATGCCAAGATGGTTTTTCCGAATCCACACGGCAGTTCAAGAAGACCCTGTCTGGTCCGCATAAAGGCATCCACTGCATCCTGTTGGTCGGGTCGAATGGTACCACGAAATTCAACGTGAATGGGTTTACCTGGATACAATTGTTCGGGTACATCACCGTATTTACGCAATCCGTAAAATCGGGGAGTATAGAATTTATTCGGAGATTCGCGATACGCATAAAACTCTTTGGTATCGCCGTATGAGTTTGAGGTTTGTGGAGAAAAGGTGAGTTGTCTCTTTAGTTCCTGTTGTTGCGTCGCTGATAGAAGGTCTTTAGGAATAGTGTATCCTTTTTGTCCGATGAACATACTACTGAAAATAAATAAAAGCAGACACATCAATTTTTAAATAATCTCTATAGTATGATTGTTTTACACGGCGTGGTCCTTGTCCTACTTTGTGTCATTATTTTACTCAACATTACACTACCTCCTTCCATTCGTAGCTTTGGTATCGTTCCTGTCACCATCACTTTGATGTTTATGGTCTTGTATTTGTTTACCCATTCGCCCTTATTAGGCATCGTGGGAATCGTCGCGGCATATACACTCCTACAATCTTCGAATCGTTCCATCCCATCGTTACCTTTTGATAGCGAGTTAACCCCAACCAATCAATTTCAAGAAACGTTGGAAGAATATATCGTCAAGCGCATTGTCCCGATGGTTCAATCCACGCCCCATTTGAATTTCAAATCTGCCCCAGAGAACACACATAACGCGTCCTCTCTTCACTAATTTTTACATTCGGTTACAGTATGAAGGCAGAGTTCTTATTGTTTGCGGGCGCAACCTTCTATATCGTCGATACGATGTACGATGGAAAATATACGAATCAACTCACCCACTATAAAAAGCATTTTAAGATTGCTACCATTTTGTTTGCCGTGTTTTCAATGTACCTGTTTATTCGAAAAAATCCAACCGAATCAAAGAATATGATGGGTCATTTGAATGGAATGATACGATACATGCCGATGGATAAGCAATCCAAAGATTTGCTGACCCCCTTTTTAATGTCCAATCAAGAACAACGTATCGTAACCTCTGGGAATGACTCCACTGCACGAAGTGTGAGTGGTACAAAGAAAAAATGGATTGCGGCACAACAGGGCTGGAAATGTAACGATTGTCAAACTCAATTGGATGCCTGGTTTGAAGTGGATCACAAAGTTCGATTGGCCGATGGAGGTTCAAACAATGTTGATAATTTAGTTGCCTTGTGTAGAAATTGTCACGGGAAAAAGACAACCCTTGAAAATTTATAATCTAGGGTAGAATCAATGAAAATGGTGGATATATTCATGATTGTTGCAAGCTGTTTCGTGTGGCTAGTTGCCGTTTTTGTATTTCAAATCCTCTATATGGCTTGGTATATTATTCTATTGTCCGTGTTAGGCCTATTCATTTTTCTGTTCATCGTCTATTACGTTCCTCTTAAGAAAAAATATGATGAGACGATTTCCACCGCACAACAAACCTATCTTGACAACAAGGATGTCATCGACGAGGTGTATGTATCACAACTCAAGGATGCGTGGACCAATGATGTGTCTGGACGCAATCTTTACTATTTATTGATGTTTGCCGTGTTTTGCTATACGCCTGTCTTGTATTACATCTTTTATCTGTTGTACCACGATCCGAAACAACCAACTTCCATCGACGGGTTTATGAATTGGTTCACTTTACTGAAGTCCTTTATATTGTTGTTGCTGACCACCATTCTGATGCTCTTGATTTTACTCATTTCGACCATCGGGTTTACGTATTTGTTATTATACATATCCGTACCCATAGTATTCTTAGGAGGGGTATGGTGGACGGTCACTCGTAAATGGTTGACACTCTATACGGTGTTTCGACTAACCATTATCGGGTTGCTGATCGGAGGCGGGTTCATCGTTGGATGGAACAATCTGCTTTACAGCATAGTCGCAGGAATCATGATGGCCATGATTGCTTGGGGGGTTTTCATTCAATAATTACTTCAATAGGGTTAGCGCGACTTGCAACATGATATCGGCTGGATTCGTAGACAATTGGGTCAATACAGATTCAACCGAATGCAACGCCATCATAATCTTTGAAAACAACGGTGACAAAGTAAGACCGTGAAGACGAAGTTTTTGGTTCATTTCGAAGACGTCACATACCCGAAACGTCTGGTGTACTTGAACAGCCTGTTTAAATGTATGAATGATAAAGGCGTGTAAATCGTCAAGTACTTCATCCGGTAATTCCTTTTTACGGTCATTGGGACCAATCAACCGAAAGGTATGAATCGCGGCATTGTCAAAATCCTGTACCGCAAAAGCCTGAATGATGTCCGTCATAATTTTCTTTTCTTCTTCCGTCAATGAAATCATCAATCCAAAATCAATCACGCCAAGTGATTTTTCCTGGAAAATTAAATTGCCTACGTGAAGGTCTGCGTGAACAAACCCATCTACCAATAAGCTTTGCATAAGAATGTCCATCAATTGACTCGAATACATCTTTTTCTGTTCCGACGAACATCGTTCAAGTGGTTCACCCGTCAAACGCGTCATGACAATCTGTTCCGAAGTACACAAGTCTTCTAGTAAAGTTGGACATATGGGTTTCGTGAACATGGCTTGAAACCGTTTGTGATTTTCCACTTCTTTACGAAAATCCAATTGGGTATAAAAGACATCGGTGATTTCGTTCAATGCATCGCACAAGGTTGGTATGGGATAGACCCAATGAAGCCACTCTACCCATTTATGAATGGCCAATATATTCTCGGTAACACGCCGGTCAATATTCCTACGTTTGGTTTTAACCACGACGGATTGACCATGGATTTGCCCTTCGAAGACAATCGAGATAAGACCGGAACCAATGACCTTTCCCACGGCAAATTCCGGGATTTCCATTTCATCTTCTGTATAGGGAATGTTGTGAACGGCAGAATGTAAATTGTATTTGGAAGCAATGGCTTGAAAAAATTTGGTATACACCAGGTTTACGCGTATGCATTTCGTCCAAAAGGATTCAATGTCGAATTTACGCGTAAACGCATATTTACCAAATTCATAGGCCGCAATCCAAGCCAATTGTATAACCTCCATAGCGTAAATGTCCCTATGAATCTTTATACCGTTTTTAGGAATAGAACACTAAAATTGAAACGATGTAAGAATTAGTGTTTGAATATACAAAATGTCATTACCGTGGAACATGGCCAACCGTTGCGACCTCCTATCCAAGGAGGCACAATTCCGGTACTTTAATGTTCTGACCAAGAAGGAACGCGACGATATCATGCGTCAAGAAGGGTTCGACCCGGACTATTTTGTTATTGCACCAGAATATGCAAGCCTATGGCCGGAGTTCCGTGCTACGGTCTTGACCGAACCAACCCCAGTCGAACTACGCAACGCTTGGAAAGCTTTCCTTGCGGAACGAATGCCGTTGTGATGTTAAACATCATTTTTTTAGAACGGATCATAAAATTGAAATGTGTTCACTATAGATGAATAATTACAGTGACTAACTCCAAAAATGGCACATCTACCTCTACCACCGTTCAACGATCCGCCTCCGCCTTTGGAGCGTTCGGACTCTTGGCGAACGATTCCCGATAGCGAGGAAGCGTATCGCCCTCTCGAAGGTCCCTTTGAGACACCCGAACAACACAATGAAGCGGAAGAAGCCGAATTCTTCAAGTGGTGGGAGGAGAAGTGTGCTCAAGCATATTTGGACTGGACACGGAATTATGAAGAACTATGCAGACAGAGGATGCGCGAAACACGACCTTGGGCCACTGAGGACCAAGACTTCGATAACCCAGCTCTGCATGAATTTCCAGATGAGTTTCAAGAATTCGACCTTGAGGAAAAATACGAGTTCTATGTATCGTTCCGTACGATACGTGACCCCGCTTGGCGTGACGACGTGCCACCTGTGCACGAAGACTTACGCCTAGCGCGGGAAGCATCCCGTGTTGGTCTACGAGGTGTTTAGAGAAAACATCCTTTTTTATGAAATCTGTAAAAGTAAAGAGATGATGACGACCCAAGGGAAAGCTTGTCGTACCCTTTGTTTGAATGTCGCGCGTTTGAAATAGTGTCCCACTTTTCCACATTTCGATTCATCGTATCGAACAGAGTCAGCATAATCAAATACGATATCGCCCGTATGTAAATCCTTCCCTCCAAATTTAGTGCACTTATTCAAAATGGAGGTAGATTCAACCTGATAATACATGCATTCGACGCAAGAAGGTTTTTCCATATCTCGAATGAATGGATTTGTATGAAGCATACTGTAGTCTATATTTTAAGATTCAATGAATTCAAGGGGTCGTCCGTCGCTATACACGTGCATGTCTCCTAATTTAGTACGACGTGGATAATATCTAAAAAATTCAGATTCAAGTAAATTAACCACGTACCTTTCTAACACATTTTTCATGTCTGTAACGTCGCATATGGTAGGTAGGGAACAGGTTCGTTCTTTTGTACCAAACGTGCCATCATACTTTAAATTACTTTTTACTTCCTTTACAAATCCAGTAATCGTTGGAGATAATACTTGGTTACCAATTTTGCGTAATAAATAATAAACAAGTCTTAAATCATGACTTTTATTGGGGACAGACGATATAATGTAACTGGTTGTGTCTCGCGGTTTTAACAATCTAAATCCGCTTCTCGAACCACACGTACCGCTATTCAATGTATTGCATTCGGGTTCTCTACATACTTCAGTATATATTTTTTGGGATGAATAGGTGCCATCTTTAAAATAACTTCTACCATAATCTATAATTTTAGCAAGATAAATGGATCTGAATATAATGACTTTAGTTGGTGTATGATAATGATACTTTATGTATTTTTTTTTTGAGGGTTCATATAACAATACATTTTGACCGTGTAAATCATAATGCGTAAATACATCTTTCATGCAGTCTAATACAAAGTAAATTTGATATAAGGTTGCAATTAAATCATAATTTATGGCAGCTTTCGAAGAGTGAATCAAGTCTTCCATCAAAATAACATCCTTCAAATGTTGAATTAACACGGCAACTTTGATGGACGACTTACATCCTTCTTGTAAACTGTAGACTTGAGGCGCCACGTTTTTTTTAAATACAGAAGCTTCCATTACTTTTGACGTTTGAACGAGTTCCCAACCCTTCGTTGTTGGATACTTTAGTAATTTATACGTTTCGACGAAACACGGAAATCGTAAAGACATTTTATTTAAAAATTGTCCAACTCTATATTCATACATTAAGTTATCCGAAAGTTCCCGTACGGACGACTTTAATATGGCATACGAAGAATATCCTTTATGTGTAAATTTAAGTTCATTCACAAACCCGTTTACCGATACAGCGCCGACTCGTTTAATGGGATCTTTTATGTAATCAAAACTAAAATTCCCGAAAAAAGCTTTTATTTTTTTGATTTCTTTTCCAAATGCAATACATACCCCGGAATCGTTACACACTGCGTTTAGAAACGCTGCAATACGTTTGTGTTTGGTTTTCTTCATAAATCGTTGAATAATTGCTGCATTTTTTGAACGAGGAGTTAAATGGGTTCTTGGTATTTCGCGAATTCTGCGAAACCAACCAAGATTGTAGAACCAATCATATGGTTTAGGTACTTGCACGGTTACCTCTTCACAATCACGCGTGTTTCGTCGAGTGCCATTTTTGCATCGGGGTTTATTTTGAGGATAGGGTTCACAATCACCCGTTTGTTTGTTTCGTCGAGTGCCATTTCTGCATCGTCTTAGTTGAGGATAGGTTTCACAATCACTTGTTTGTTTGTTTCGTCGAGTGCCATTTCTGCATCTCTCCATTCTATAGATGGATAAAATTCACGAGATTAAAATTGAAGTTGTAATCACACATTCAATCATCATACCATGAAATGCGCTAAAGAAGGATGTCAATTCAAGAAGGGCGAACTCAATGCTTATTGTGGAAAACACCAGGCAACCCACTTTTTAGAAGTGACCCAAGAAGCTGGAAAGAAAGTATGTTCGAACTACATCCGTGGTTGTCGAGCACAACTTGTTCCGACCTACACACGATCCAGCTGTGAACCGTGTTTGAAAAAGTGTCGAGAAAAGGACAATGCTGCCCGGGCAAAGAAAGTCGCACAAGTAACTCAGGTGGAAGGAAAGAAAGCGTGTAACACCTGCTTACAAGTAGTTTCATTGGATTGTTTTCAAGGCATACATGGCGAAACACTGACGTGTAATGTATGTAGAGATACAAACAAACGTGCGGATGCCAGCCGAAACAAAGAACACATACAAGCACTTGCCCGTAAAAATGCCGCGAAACCGGAACGCAAGGAAGTCAAACAAGCTTGGAAGGATGAGAATTACGACAAGGTTGCCACGTACTGGATCGATGCTCGCAAGCGAGCGATTGAAACGGATTTGGAAGGATATCTTAAGAAAAACGCCGAGCAAGCAAAAAAGTGGCGAGAGGCGAATCCAGAAAAAGTCAAGGAGATAAATCAACAAAAGATCAATCGAATCGAAAGTCAGTATGGCGTGTATCAAACTTCTGCGAAGACGAAACGTATCGAATTTACATTATCCATGGATCAGTTTTCAGAATTGGTTAAAATACCGTGTTATTACTGCGGCATTATTCAAGAGAAAGGATTCAATGGATTGGACCGTTTAGATTCAAGCGCTCATTATACGGTTGAAAACTGTGTCAGTTGTTGTGAAATGTGTAATTGGATGAAGGGTTCACTCAGTCCTTCTGTATTTGCCCATCGGGTTGAACATATGCTGACTTATTCGCATCTAGTGGATGGTAACTTATACGCGAGTGAATTTGAAAATTCGACGAATGTATCCTATCATGAATACAAGAAAAGGGCAACCCAAAAAGGTCTGGCGTTTGAACTGTCAGAAGAACAGTTCTCCTCGATAGTCAATCAACCGTGTTACCTATGTGGAAAAGAAACAATCAATATCCATAAAAATGGAATAGATCGGTTCGATAATACAAAGGGATATATTGAAGGGAATGCAAGAAGCTGTTGTTGGAATTGTAATTATATGAAACGAGATTACGAGTATGACAATCTAATGACAAAATGTCATCGGATTTATGAATACCAGAAAGTGCACCCAATGGCTGAACACAACATGCATAATACTAAAAATATAGTGACTGGAAATAAGTTAACCGGCGCGGAAAAAGTAGGGAAGGGTATCTCTCGGAAGAAAATGAAACAAGAAGCATTGGTTGAAAAATATACAAATGAAACCACCCGAAAGGAATGGATTGATACGATTGTCAAAAACAGAAAGGAACATTCAAAGTCTTAGACAAAAGCATTTAAACTCAAAACCACCCATACCACTCATTATTCAAAATCAAAAAATAAAAGAGCGAATCTTTTATTTTTTGGATAGAAAGCATTTAAACTCAAAACCACCCATACCACTCATTATTCAAAATCAAAAATACAAAAGAGCGAATAGTTTTTTTGAACAACCCAAAAGAAGTTTCCAGGAAGTTTCTTGATCAATTTGAATACGCCAAGCCCCCCATTCCAGACATTATTCTGAGCACGTTGTAGTTGGTCGCGTAGACGCGCACCTTGGCGGTCGAAGTGCCTTCGACGGTGGCGTTCGAGAGAACGAGCTGGAGGGTGGCATTGTCAATGCGCGAGAAGTTGCAGGTGCCCGAGGGCTGGTGCTCCTCAGGACGGAGCGCAAAGGAGTAGACGTTGATGCCAGTGTCGGGGGTGCGAGTGTGGCTGAAGAAGGGCTGGACGAGGTCGAAGTAGGAACCTTCGCGCTCAGAGAAGCGGTCCTGACCGTTGAGCTGGAGCTTGGCAGTGACGACTGGGTTCTCGCCCCAACAGTGGAGGCCGAGCGCGGTCTCGGAGAGCACAAAGGTGCCTGCATCCGACACGTAGGATTCTGCGAGAGAACCGTTTCCGACCTGAGGTACAAAGTTAGGGTCGGTGTAGTAGGCAGTGGAACCACTTGCACCAGCGGAGCCCCACAAACCGTATAGATTGGTACCACCGAAGGCATTGCCGGAGAGGTCCGCGTCCACCGCTCCGGCGTTCTGGAAAAGACCATCCGCGGTAATGAAATCAAAGTTATTGGAGCCACTCTTACCGGCATTACCGGCTACCGAGTTAGGACCACCGAACGCGTGGATGGCATTGGGGAGCGCATCAATCGAATCGGTGTAGTTGAAAGGCTGGGCACCAAGCACACGGTTGAGGAGGGTACCCGACTCGAGAGACGAGCAGTAGTCCACGTTCGAGTCTGGCTGTACAACCCAAATGAGTTCCTTGACGGGGTGATTGAAGTTCAGTTTAATCTTGTTCGAGGATGAACCGACAGACTCGTCGCCAGTGAACTGGAGCTGGTCGATGAGGTACTCGTGGGGGTTCTGGGCCATACGACGGCGCTCATCCGTGTCGAGGAAAACGTAGTCTACGAAGAGAGATGCGGCTACAAGCGATTGGTTGTAGGCCGCGGATACCTTGACGGAACCACTCTCCGCCGAGAGGGTGTTCACAGCCCAAAGACATTCATCAATGGGACGAAGATCAATGTTGACACGAACCTCGTGGTACTGGAGGGCAATGAGGGGAAGGGCGAGACCAGGGTTTTTACAGAACCAGAACTGGAGAGGAATGTAGAGAGTGGTTTCTGGGAGGGCATTGCGAGGGGCGCAAATCTGGCGAGGAGCGTCCGACTGACAAGGACCATCGACGTTGGAGAAGGCAGGGTCCGTGAGGTACGTGAGCTGGGTGGTATTGCCAACCATCGAGTAGTAGCCCTTCTCCTGTCCAGCGGACATGGTGAGCTGGTTCCAGATGTGCATCCAGTCTCCGTAGTGGCGGTCGATGCGCTGACCACCAATTTCAACCTCTACCTGGGCAATGAGTTGCTCACCTGGGAAATCCAACCAACGTGCGTGAACACCATTGCCGTTATTGAGGTCCTGTCCGATCTGAGGGAGAGTGACTTGAAGAATGGTGTGGTAGGCAAGGTCGCCGTTACGTGAAATGGTACAGGTGACACGGCGTCCGAAATCAGCCTGACCATTGAAGGTTTGCTCGATGGATTCCATGGCAAAGTTGGTGTATCGTCGATAAGTGACTTTCCAGTAAGTGATCTGAGGGTTACCCGTAAGGTAAACATCCTGGGCACCATAAGCGACTAATTGCATTAAACCTCCTCCCATGCTATACTATTGCTAAAGAAAAAAAACTGGGATTATTTACAATAATTCTGAAGAAACTGTCCTAAAAATAGCGGATCAAAATATTCCTTAAGATTGTGGTGTCTTTTTGAGAACGTATAGGTATTGTTTGTTTTGGTCACCGACCATCCGTCTTCAATGGCGTTCATAATAATCCGTGTTCGAATACTCATAAGATGATTCTAGAAACAATATACGTATTTTTAATTTAAAACAGTTTTGGCTGTACTAATTAAAATGCCATTTAAACCTAAACCGACCAAGAAAATAGACGATGTAGTCGTGCAAATGTTGGATACGAAACATAGAGAATACGTGGAGCGTTTCGAGACAGAAACATCCGTGATTATTCCTAAATTATTAGAAGAGGCGTCCCTTGAAACCAATCCAGCCAAGGTTGCACAACTTCACGAGACGGTTGACAAAATGAGAGAATCCCAACTAAACTATTATCTGGATAACAGTAAGCACATATTTGCTTATTTTGAAGATAAAAAAAGTATTTCCGAAAACAAATCCAAAACAACGGTATTGAATAATTTCTTCAATATTGTTCGCACCGGAGATGCGTCTCATAAAATGAATCGTCACGCGGTTCAGTACTTACGCAATGTAGACGATTCATTTTTACCTTCTGATCAATTTGTGTATCAAATTTCCATTTGTACAAAATGTGAAAAGGGTGAACTGATTCACGTCGATTATGAAGGTATGTTGATTTGCAACAATCCATCTTGTGCGTGTCAATTTCATGTATTGATTGAAAACGAACGTCCGTCTTACAAAGACCCACCGAAAGAAATCTGTTTCTATGCCTATAAACGTATTAATCATTTTCGTGAAATTTTAGCACAATTCCAAGCGAAAGAAACGACACAAATCCCATCCGATATTTTAGAAAATATTCAATTGCAAATTAAAAAGGAACGTATCCAATTGGAAAGTATCACCAATAAAAAGACGAAGGAAATTCTAAAGAAATTCGGGTATAACAAATATTATGAACATATCCCTTTCATCAAAGATAAGTTAGGCATCAAACCGCCGACGATGAGTCCTGAACTCGAAGAAACATTGTGCAATTTATTTATTGAAATTCAACGACCCTATGCCAAATTTTGTCCGGATGCTCGTGTTAACTTTTTGAACTACTATTATACCATCTATAAACTATGTGAACTGTTAGAGGAAGATCATTTCTTACCCTTTTTCCCAATGTTAAAAGACCGCGAAAAACGAATTGAACAAGACGAGATTTGGAAAAACATTTGCAATGAGCTAAATTGGCAATTTATCCCCACGATTTGAAATACACTGTCTTCCCATTTCAACCAATTCTTCTCGAAAGGGTTGGTTGAATAACACTTTTCCGATATGGTATGGATGAATCGAACCGATGGGTGTAGTAAAAATATACACAAATTTACCATTAGGCGCTACAGTATTCGAACATACAATATCAAATAGTTTGACAAAGATATGCTGCATAAATTCGATGGGGGAATCCAGATTTACAGTTCTTTTATGGTCAATCATCACCACCAAAAGGGTATCTTGCTCTGCATCGGGTATCGGACAATGTTTCACCAACCCACCATCGATGTAATATTCCCCCTTGTATACAATAGGGGTGAATAAAAAGGGAATGGCAGAGGACATGGAAATTGCCTGTATTACGGGCAATTCTGGAAAGGTTTGATGATTGACATCCACCGAGTTCATATGCGTCACGGAAGTGGTGTAAATATGTATGTTCATACCGGATCGTTCATGGAACTCTTTCATCGTAATAGATAGGGGTATATCGTATGCATTAAAAAACGGGAGAAGAAGTTCTTCAAAACAAGAAGAATCTACAACCCCTTTATGAGTAAACATATTTTCCATATCTATTTTGAACCATTTGTCTAGAGGACGTTGGATGAAATAATCTACCATTTCTTGGATTGGAACACCCATAGCAAGTAACACGCCTAGAATAGAACCCGCCGATGAACCGTGTATACTTTTCAAGGTGGATATATCTAAGATAGATTCTTGTTGCAATTGTTGTAGCATACCTAATTGAATCAATCCATCGGGACCGGCAGATGAAATGACCAAATGTTCAATCATTAGTATGGTTGTGAAAAATAAAGTGAGAACCAACTGCAATGATATCGTGAAATTTTAGTCTGTTTTTCGTATATGCAGGCAACGAAACTAAATTTAGACGAGCTCTTTGAATTTAAGAAAGAACAAGATTTGAATACCTTGAAGATCTACAACCTCTTGTTAGAACGTGTCCATTTGAACATCAAACGTACTTCTAGGCAAAAAAACGAAAATCAATGCTGCTGGTATGTGGTTCCTGAATTTATTTTAGGGGTACCTCGATATGACGTCCGTAATTGTATCGCCTACATTGTACGAGAATTACAAGACAATGGGTTTAAAGTGACCTATACGCATCCCAATTTATTGTTTATTGTATGGTCGCATTGGGTGCCGGATTATGTAAGAATGGAATACAAAAAACAAACGGGTGTATCCATTGATGGATACGGGAAGGAAGTCAAACAAGAGGATAAACCACCATCGATCATTAAATCGACCTCTAGTTACAAACCGTCTGGACTCATTTATAAAGACGACTTTATTCGTCTTATTTAAATTTGGAATGCATAAAAAACGTTGTGTTACCAACGTGTTGTTTACCAACCAGGGCCAAGAGGTTTCTGGCACGCTTCTTCTAGGTTCTTGGGCATCCCATTTTCATAGGGCCAGACAAGTTCAACTCGCAATATTCTGGAATCGAACACATTCTCTGATCGAGATACACGCTGCATCTCGACATTTTTGCGTCGCTTCTTGGATTTATTGTCCGCATACTTGGTCACTCGGGAACCTAGCTCTTTTCGCTCTTTTCGTGAAAAGCCCCCAGTTCGCTTGACGCGGTTCTGGTTTCCTTTCACGGTTTTGGCGAAGGTGTCTGATACTCTAAGCATTCTGTAAATTGATCTACAAATCTCTGTTATCTGATTAGTTTCAATTTTATTTTAAGTATGTAAATCACCGTAGAACCCGTATGGAACAACGACTTGATATTCATCTTAAGGTGCTGAACATTTAAAAAAACTCGTTTTACCGAGAGGTCACAAGGGCGCTTATCGAAGATCACGTTTCCGTATGAGAAAGATAGGACTTGGTCCGTACCACTGCGCGTAGCTTGGTTCGTATTCATACTCTTCATCGCTTTCATCGCTTTCGGATTCAACATCCTCTCGGATGAGCATTTCGGATATCAAGCGAGCCATCTTGTCGAGCTTTTTCATCTCTTTGAGCGTTTCAAAGAGAGGTTCAATGGGCTCGACCTCGAGAACGGTTGGTTCGGGAATGTGTTCTGGAACGGTTGGTTCGGAAACGTGTTCGGGAATGTGATCGAAAACAAACCACTCTGTGTTCTCGGGGGATCCCCGAGACGCACGTTGTTGAATGATGTTCATCCTCACTTTCCATTTCTCGTTCTCTTGAAATTTCTTCGGCTTCTTCTTCGCTCCACTCTTCGCCTTGGAGCAGTTTTTCGTTTGCTTCTTGGTTGTTGGTGCAGGAAACATTCTCGTGGCCTTTTTACATATCTCTTTCTATAGAATCAGTTTCAATTTTATGTGAAAAAAGCGGCCCAGTTTTGGTATCACGCATCCTTGTGGGGTTTATGATTGCACACTGTGTCTAACCGATTTGTGCAGTAAATCTCTCCAGATTTTCTCCAAGTGTGTCATTTGGGGTAACACGTTTGGTTTCTTCCTGGATTGTCGTGCCCTCTTCTTGTCCAGCTGACCCTTGTAGATTGGCTTTTTGTTCGAGGGGGCAACCATAACAGACCGTTGTGCCATTATGGATTTAGTATACATCTATTTATTTAAAGGGAATGTTTCAATTTTATGAAACTATTCCTATTTGACTTAAACCTTTGTTCTAAGGTTATCTAATGGAGAGATCAGACGATGATATTTCAGAACTTACCTTCAACCCTTACAATCCGTGTAACAAACAGATTAGTTTGAGCCAAGTTCAAACTATTCTATCCAAGTACGGGGTGACCGAACAAGCCATCGATATAGAATTGTATCGTCGTGCATTTACACACCAATCTTACTGTATGCGTCCCTTGGATCAAAGGATTCAAATTGCATCATGTCCTCCAAACTGCATTCCCATTCAAGATAAATCCAATGAACGTTTAGAGTTTTTAGGGGATGGTGTGTTAGAGTGCGTGACCAAATTTTATATGTACCGTCGTTTTACGCGTGAAAACGAGGGATTCATGACCGAGAAGAAAATCGCCTTGGTGAAAAACGAGTCCATCGGTTCTCTTGCGTTGCAAATGGGATTGTCTGAATGGTATATTCTGTCTCGTCATTCAGAAGAAAAAAAAATACGTACCAATTTGAAAAAACTGGGATGTTTGTTCGAGGCCTTTTTGGGGGCTATTTTTGTGGATTTCAAAGAACAAGGGTTTCAAATCGCTCAGACGTTCATCGAACACGTGTATGAAAAACACATTGATTGGACGGAACTTATTTTATGTGACGACAATTACAAGAATATTCTACAAGTCAGATTACAGAAAGAGTTCAAAACAACCCCTGAATACTTGGAGATTAGTCACAATGGTTGTTATCATATGGGTGTCTATTTGTGTTTAGGCCAGCCCATTTGGAAAACATCCATTCAACAATCGATTCCATTTCATCAGTTCGAATCCTTTGACAAAATACACGCGTATCTGCGTACTCATTCTCATGTCCTTATCCATTTAGGGGAAGGACGTCATAAAATTAAGAAAAAGAGTGAACAATTGGCGTGCGAACAAGCGCTTCAGTGTATATCTAAATACACCCGATAAAATATCTACCTATTGTATGTATCCACCTATACAGCCGCATAAAAAGGAATGGTTGTGTACAGATCATTTGTCCACTGGACAACATGTAGAAATCTATGTAGAATGTAGTGGAAATCCAAAGGGTATTCCCGTCATTTATTTACACGGAGGACCTGGGGATCATAGTATACCTCGGATTCGCAGACTATACGACCCGAAATTCTATCATATTATCTTGTTTGATCAACGAGGATGTGGAAAATCGTTACCTGCAAATCACACGGAAAAAAATACAACCGAGTATCTGATTCGTGATATAGAATGTATTCGAGAATGGATTCATACACCTAGTATGGTGGTAACGGGCGGAAGTTGGGGGAGTACACTTGCCTTGTTGTACGCGCAAGCACACCCTTCCAGAGTAGATGCTCTTATTTTACGAGGGGTGTATGATTTGACCAACGATGATGTCTTGGACCAAATGTACCCAGAACAAGAAGATCAAATACAAAAATTTATCCATTTAAAACCATCGGAGGATGAAGATAAGAAAATTCAACAGATATTGTCCCGTAAAACAAAAAAACGAATGGCATTGATTCGTCTCATGTCAAATGAGCCTCAAATGCACGTCACCACAAAAACGACTCGTAAAGAACCCTTTAAAGAAAGTGAAACCCTTGCGATTATTGGGACACATTATGGAGTACACCATCATTTCGCTTCAAAACGTCAAATTTATAAAAATATGTATAAAATCAAAGACATTCCTACCATTATGGTGGAAGGACGATATGATATGGTGACTCCACCTAAAATGGCATACACTCTCTGTAAACGGTTTACCGATTGCGAATTGATCATTGTTCCAGCGGGTCATTCCTCGTCCGAGCGTGAAGTGACGCGTGCACTGGTTAAGGCATCCAACAAATTAAAAACGATTTTAAAATAAGAAACTAGGGTATGAAGCTGATTCTTATTTTGTTTTGGTTGTTTGTCGGTATCTGTATACCCATTGCTTATACCGATAGTTTAACACCCATTACACGGGTGGAACAACCCGACTTGAAAGTAAAGCTGGTCCAGGATGCCTACGATACCGTCCAAAATCCATACACACCACCCTTACGATATTTAGATATAGAATCCTATAAACAAATGGGTTATTTAAAACGTCAATCGACACGACTTCCCTTTTTTGGTAAACCGGCGAATCTTCGAAGAGATATGTGGTATTATTACACGACGATGGATGGGATTAAATTACCGATTACCATCAACAAACGTAAATGTTCCATTTCACCCGGTTGTTCATCGGTCTCTTCTGGTGATACGGTTCACGTAGAAGGGGACGTATGGACGGTTGAACTCTACGAGATGGACATGTATTAGTTTGGATACCGTTGTGTTGACACAAAATATGTCATGTAATACAACTCCAAGTATAAAAAACCCTATTGTGGTAGGCAATAATTTCCAACCTGTAAATCGCGCGATGAGCCACGCACCGATGAAGGTAGCGATTACATCGGCGATTGCAATTCCGCCAACGTGTGTATGAATGCCTTTTCCAGGTACGCCTAAGCTATTTTTATACGAACAATCCATACGTGTAGAGATAGAAAAATATCATACACGTATGATATTTTGTAATGAACAGAATTGAATGCTTAACGCGGGAAACCAACCATATTTGCACCGATGCCAAATCCAGCGCCCGTTCGTGCTGTTACGCCCATACTGGGAATGTATGTATCCAAAATGGAAAAGGTTGCCGCCGCAGTAAGAGCAATGAGAGCGACTTCGTCTAAACTAAGTCTTCCTTTAGGAATAGCGTAAGCGGCAATGGCGACCATCAAACCTTCCACTAAATATTTGATCGCTCGTTTTATTAGTTCACCTAAATCAAACATAGTTTTAGGATAGAAAAAAATATATCCAGAATAAAACTTAAATAAATGCGGGTAATTGGCTGTATGTCGGAAAAACCACAATATGTAGATTTATTGGAAGAGGACAAACCTATCGCACAACAAAAGTTTGTATGTGTTTCCTTTGTTTCACCTGAAAACATTATTCAACAGAAGGAACATTTTTTTTTCGACCGATTCGTGAAGACGTGGGACCTAGTCAAATCGATGCAAAAGTACGCACAGTTCACGGCATTTCTGGCCTACAAGTACAATCTGGATCCAGAACAAGTGACCACCGATTTGAATGAGTTCTGCAAGGAGGAATCCGTTACTTTGGCTAAAGAATCGGTTGCGGATGATTATAAAACCTACCTCGAGAAATATGTGGAAGATTTAGAATTGGAGTACAACAAGAAGAATGATTTCCAGACCAATACTCGTGGTATTAAAATTCGAGGCGTGTTTCCATCCCAAGAGGAAGCTGAAATACGTGCAAAATTATTGCGCGAGAACGACCCGCATTTTGATGTCTATGTAGGACCTGTAGGCGTTTGGATGCCGTGGGAGCCTGACGCGTATAGAACCGGGCAGGTTCACTTTTTGGAATCACAGCTCAATGAGCTCATGTCCAAGAAACAACAAAACGAGGCAAGTGCAAAAGAATATTTCGACAAACGCGTGAAAGAGGCCAAGCGGAAAGCCATTGAAGAAAATGTTCGGAAAGCAAGAGAGAGTGGCAATAAGCTTTCTCAATCCATTGATGCGAATGATAATTTGGTCAATGTGAAGAATGTAGAGGATATTCAGAAAACTCTGTTTGAAACGGAAAATGTAGTGACGGATAAAAATTCAGACCATGGATTGTCTAAATTAAAGAATTCGATCTGAAATATTTTTATACCTATAAAGAATGGCGAATCAATTCAAACCTCCTTGTAGAGGAAGAAAGTCTACGTGCAAGCGCGCATCTGCAAGCTGCGAAAACACGAGACGTAGTCGTAAACGACGAAGTTATTGCAGGAAAACGCATAATCGTAAACCGTGGTTTTAATCTATTCGTAATATAATGATGAAGGCCGTTTTAGTGGAGTTTATAGGAACCTTACTTTTCCTATACGTGATTATTGCAACCGACAATTCCGTGGCGATTGGCGCAGTTTTATCGTTGATCGTTTATTTAGGAGAACCCATTTCAGGAGGTAATTTTAACCCAGCCGTCACGGTCATGATGGTGGCTGCAAAGAAACAAAACATAAACACCGCGCTACCTTATATTGTAGCACAACTTGCCGGGGGTCTTGTTGCGTTGGAGATCTATAAGCGTATTCATTAACTTAAATAGTATTTGTGTGAATAGACTATGAAGGTCTTGTCTATCGACATTGGGATTAAGCATTTGGCACATTGTCTTTTTGATGTATCGGATACGCTTCGTATTGTAGATTGGGATGTCATCGATTTAACGGATGAGTATGTATGTGCATGCTCCAAGCCCGCGACGCATCGATTCCATCAAACCTATACGTGCAAAAAACATACCTATCCGGAACTGTCACTCGTTGAATTGATTGCTCAATGTACAAGTCGATCGATTCCATTGGGTACCAAAGCGGAAATGAAAAAGAGATTGTTTAAAGAAGTCAAGCCGATTCCGCCGCCAACTTTGGTGGATTTAGGACAACAAATTATGAAACGTTATGCACGATTTTCAGAAGTGGATGTCGTGTTGATTGAAAATCAAATTGGTCCCCTTGCCAGTAAAATGAAATCGGTTCAAGGGCTGGTCGTCCAATATTGGTTGATGAGAGGTGCAAAAGTAGAATGCATATCGGCATGTAACAAGCTCAAATTGTTTCATTCAGGAAAAACGACCTACGCTCAACGTAAAAAGTTGAGTATACAATACACTCGGGTCATGTTGGAACAAAATGGTTTGGTGACAAATTTCTCCTCCCATAAGAAAAAGGATGACTTAGCAGATACTTTTTTACAAGGGGTTTGGTATTTCCAAATCAATAATTGCGGATTACTTAAAATTAATTGTTCTTAATCACATTATGGAGGTTATCAATTTAAGCGATACGCCTACAGTCAGTTTTGGACCAGGCATTGAATTGTTGATGAATGATAAGCCCAAAAAGGAAACGGTTTCGGTTACGGATTTGGATAAGCTAGAATCGGAATTAAACGACCTTTCACGTTCCTCGATACCTACTTCAGCACCTCCATCCACACCCGTTAGTTTTCCACGTATGGAAAATGTAGTCATTGAAGAATTACCTTCGGTCAAATTTGATATTCCAGAGAAACCCAAGGACCCCATGACGTGGGATGGGTTTAAACCATTCCAAGGTGACCCTGATAAAGTGACCGCAACAAAAGATAGCTTGAAAGAACGTTTTTCCTATTTACGAAAATTAGAGGACCTTGAACTCAAGGGTGTACGATTGACCCGTAAATATACGATGGATTCTTCACTTGAAGAAATGAAAGGAGAATACGAGAACATCATTTCTGAAAAAGAACGAAGCAACAATGTCAAGTTTCAGGGTAAAATGTTGATGGCCTTGATTACCGGGGTGGAATTTCTCAATTCCAAGTTCGACCCATTTGATGTCAAATTGGATGGATGGGCTGACCAAGTCAATGAAAATATTTCAGATTACGATGACATTTTCGCAGAATTGCACGAAAAGTACAAGAACAAAGCTAAACTGGCGCCCGAACTGAAGTTGATGTTCCAATTAGGAGGAAGCGCCATTATGTTGCATATGACAAACACCATGTTCAAATCCTCTGTACCTGGAATTGACGACATTATGAAACAAAATCCAGAATTGATGCAAAAATTCACTCAGGCGGCCGTGAACTCCATGGGGGCATCTCATCCTGGATTCTCTGGATTTGTCAACTCTGTACAGCCCACGAGAGAAAGAGAACCGCGCGAAGTACGCCGCGAACCACGTGAAGAAAAACGGCCAGACATGAAGGGACCGAGCGATATCAATTCTCTTCTAAGTGGTCTGAAGCCTAAAACAATTCAACTAGATGAAGGAAGTACGGTCAGTTTGAGCGAATTAAATGAGATGAAGGATGGATTGAATTCCGCAAAGAGAGGACGAAAGAAGCGATCAGAAAAGAATTCAATGAGCCTAAACCTGTAAAACTTTTATGACGTGAATGTATGTACTTGAATAATATACGAACTCATTTTACTTCCATCTTAAGCTTATTTTTATTGTGCACCACCTTGATCTTGCCGATTCTCATCTTTATGAAACCCATATCGTCTTGGTTGACGGGGTTTGACAATATAGATGGAGTCGAGGCAACACCTGCAACAGGTGGCACCTTTTACACCATTGCCTCCATTTTGAATTTACCTCTTTTTTTCAATGTATTGATTCGACAATCCAATACCCGAATGATCAACCAGATCTATACGGGATTGTTTTTCTTGTTGTCTATTGTTCTCGTCGTATTCAATCCAATGGGGGTGTTAACGACGGCGTATAGTTTACAAACCATACTCATTGTAACCGCAATTGTCTTTGTTATCTTGAAATATGTTAGAACCGGAATCCTAAAACAGTTCATCTTAATCGCCATGGTCATTACATTAGGGGTATGTGGTGAGACGATGGGGGTGAACTATTCGGGATTGCACCTCTTGTATTATCTATTGTTTTATTTGATGGGTTATGTGTGGAACTTTTTCGATTTCAACCTATCCGGACTATCTGACCAAACGACCAAAAGTGTATACGATACGGCATTCTACCTCTATGCACAACTTCCTGGTATTTCCTTGATATTTGTGATTGAGATTTTATTGATTGTTTTGATTTTATATGGTCGAACATGGATCAAGAACTATTATGGAGGAGACTTGGTGGTTCATAATCCGATTGATTTGAACAAACGATCTTCGTATACCGTATCCAATGTATATCAATACACTTATACCCTATCCTTCTGGGTTAATCTAGAGGCCACCTCTCCTGGATTTTCTTCCTCCTCCAATGAATACACGGATGTAGTGATGTATGGAGGAAACGTATTAATTGCGTATAATAGTTCACTCAATACAATCCGAACCGTGATGAAAAATGAATCGAAGAAGACCGTCTATGATATGAACGACATTCCATTACAAAAATGGAATCACGTGGTCTTATCTTACTCAAACGGTACCCTTGATTTATTCTTGAATGGGGAATTACAGAAAAGTACAGTTGCAGTACCTCAATTGACCACACAAGAGATGATTGTTGGTGCGGAACAAGGTGTGTATGGTAAATTATGTACAATGATGTTTTACAATAAGGTGTTGACGATGGAAGAAATCCAGGCCTTGTATACCCAATTTAAAGATAAGAATCCTCCAACCCTCTAAAAGGTACTTCCTGCATAGTTGGAGGGAAGAGGTTCAAAACTATCGGGGGATTGGGCGTTTTGAAGTGGATTGTTTGGACCCGAAAACATGGAGTTGAAATCGGGTTCGGGAGAATTCATTGGGTTTGCGGTACTACCTCCTTTGGGTAACAACGGCGGAGTTTGTATTTGGGGTTGAGACAAGGGTTGGGTATGTTTGACGCGAACGGGTTGAGGAGTCGACAAGACACGATCTATCAAAATCGTAACCTTGTCTCCCAAGGAAGTCATCATACTCAACAAAACAATCAATGTAGGTAAAATCACGGTAATGATGTTTTGTTCGGCATATTTTACCCCACTGGCGGTGGGGATAAAGGTAATAATGCGATGAATGAACAGAATGCCTATAAACAGTACAATACATTGAAGCGTAATTTCTACAAAAATGGCTATACTTCCTTTATCTCGGTCGACGACAGGCGCATAATCCTGAATGGTTCGGTTCAGTAAAGAAACCAATACAATGGCGAATACCGTATACTGCATAATATTCACCATTTCATGTCGACTGTCTTGTTCAAAGTTAAACACGTGAGAGAAAAAATTAGGCGATTCTTCCATTGGTCTATCACAAGAAATTAATATTAGTTTAAAAAGTTAAAAATTAATGTACTTAGGTGATATGTCTAAACAAAAACCTGCTCCGATTCAAAACAAAATATCGATACCCGACGCCGTAATGAATTTAGCAAGGCGAGTGAAGGGTCTAGAAGACAAGAGTATGTCCCAATTAAAGGCAATTGAACAAAAACTAGGGGACCACGAAAATAGGTTTATTGAAGACGCACCCGACATGGACCAAATTGCTGAAATGTTTAAGCTGATGGGTTCCAAAATCGATGGATTGATGGAACGTTTAGCAGAAGTAGAAAAACGGAATGACATTAAACCTCCTAAAAAGAAAGGGGGTACCGTAAAATTGGCTGATCTGGGGACAGAAGATACCCCCAACGGGATTTCATTCTCGTAATCCATATAAAAAGATGACAACGTCAACTAGTAATGAATATTGGTATCCTTGCTACGATATGCATTGTCACGGTACTGTACATTCATATTCATTTCCAATTACATACAAGCAATGATTTAGAAATCTACGAGATTGCCATGCCTACCAAAACTAAATTAGAAGAAGTGTGTAACTTCAAACAACCCGTTTTATTTGATTATTACGAAGAAACCATTTCACGGTGTACACTCGATTCGCTCGACGAATATAGCGTGTTTGACGTGAGAGTGTTTGATGATACACACGTAGGCATATCGTTACCCTTGGAAAAGGCTCGCGAATTATTCAAAACAGGACGCCACGCCACGTTAGACAACGGAACATTTCTTCAAGAAACAATGGTGAAGCGATATTATGATTTGACGGATTTAGCGCTTCGTCCACCGATGGTAACTTCAATGACTCACGATATATTCTTTGGGTCATTGAATTATACGACTCGTCTTCAATATCACACGTCGTGTAGAAATTATTTCTTGGTCACTCAAGGATCCATTACGATAAAATTAACTCCGCCACGCAATACACCCTTCTTGAAAGAAATCAAGAAATACGATACACAAGAGTTTTTCAGTGATGTAAATCCCTGGACCGATGACCCTAAAAAGGTCAAATTTTTAGAATTGGTTGTTCCCGTAGGTAAATTGTTTTATATCCCTGCTTATTGGTGGTATAGTATTCGATTAGAAAAAGATGCATGTGTATGCATGTTTCACTATAAAACGTTGACCAATTTAATCGCCACGTTACCCGACATTGGAATGGGTATATTGCAACGTCATAATACAACTACGAAGGTGTTACCGGTGGTTCAACTCTAATCTCCTTCATTCTTTGACGCGTTTCGCACATCAGAGGACCTCCACCCACCCCCGTCACATTTACCGCCATACACTTGTGCTGGTTGTCGGTGAGCTCCTTTTTGTGAAAGTTCACATATTCACCTTGAACAAGGTATTTGTATACATTGGGAGGCACAACCAACTGCTGGTAATGTACAAATATATCTTCCTGTTCATGATGAATGAAACCATACCCGGATTTATTGTTGAACCATTTTACGATTCCCGTGAATAACATTTCTGGCATTATATAAATAAGGGTATACAATTCTTTATATCAATTCCAAAATAATATAAACTCATCATGGTATACGATGTATGTGTGGAATATTTGCCATTGTCAATTCAGATATGGACAATAATCAAGTCCACGCAGACTTTATGCGTGGAAATCGTCGAGGTCCCGACCATACTGCTTATCAACAATATGGATACGTTGGATTGGGTTTTCATCGTCTCGCAATCAATGGTCTAGATACGATTTCTAATCAACCCATCTCCATCAACGGTATTCATTTAATTTGTAATGGGGAGGTATACAATTATCCAGAACTCTATGCTGCACTCAACATGACTCCCACGACGAATTCAGATTGTGAAATTATTGTACATTTATACCGTGAATTCGGTATTGAACATACGTTGCATATGATAAATGCATCTGAATTTGCTTTTGTCTTGTATGATTCCATCAAGAATATTGTCTATGCCGCTCGAGACCCGCACGGAGTGCGACCCTTATTCAAAGGAGTACGGAACAATACACTTTGTTTCGCTTCGGAAATGAAAATGATTCCAAAAGGAATGACCATTACGCCTGTTTTACCGGGTACGTATACGGATGGAACACACGTACATTCGTATCATTCGTTACCCTCGATAAACCCCGCATTGCTTCGTCCTCAATATCTCATCAAAGAGACCCTGTATGAGTGCGTGCGTAAGCGTGTATTGCATACCGACCGCCCGATTGCGTGTTTGTTGTCTGGAGGATTGGACAGTAGTCTCATTGCGTCATTGGTTACCCAATGCCTTCGAGATTTGGGTAAGCCTCCACTCGAAACCTATAGTATTGGACTGGAAGGTGCAGAAGATTTAAAGTATGCATCTATGGTGGCCCGTTATCTGGGTTCGAAACATACGTCCATCGTACTAACAGAGGAAGAATTTTTAGCAGTCATTCCAGAAGTCATTTATGCGACCGAAACGTACGACACGACTTCGGTTCGGGCAAGCGTAGGTAATTTCTTGGTAGCAGAATATATCAGCAAGCATAGTGAGGCCAAGGTTATCTTTAACGGAGATGGTGCAGATGAAGTATGTGGGGGATACTTGTATTTGAAAAATGCCCCCAATGAAGTCGAATTTGATAAAGAATGTCGTCGGTTGGTCAAGGACATTCATTATTTTGATACACTTCGTAGCGATCGGTGTATTTCCTATCATGGATTGGAAGCAAGGACTCCCTTCTTGGACCGGGCCTTTGTTGAACTGTATCTTTCTGTTCCAGCGAATCTTCGTTATACCCAATGTGAAAAGGAATTGTTACGAACTTCGTTCGAAGGGATGCTTCCGTTGGATATTTTATGGCGAAAAAAAGAAGCGTTTAGTGATGGGGTGAGTTCGCTACACAATTCGTGGTATTCCATCATTCAGAGATCGATTCCCGCGTCAATCCGACACGAGTATGCAACACAAACCACTTTGTTGACCCAAGAACAATATTATTATAAAAAGGTGTATGATTCTTATTATTTTACAGTGTTGCCCTATTATTGGATGCCCAAATATACAAACAGCAACGATTGCAGCGCACGAACTCTAGAAACGTACGCGAGTTGAACGTTTACGAATTATTTTTCGTCTTCGAGATTTTCGTCTTCGTTTTCCTCCGGATTTCGCAAAAAGACCAAGGTAATCACGAATAGAATCTGTTCCAGCTGCTGGCGTTCCAGGCGGTTGTGTTGCTGGCGTTCCAGGCGGTTGTGTTGCTGGCGTTCCAGGCGGTTGTGTTGCTGGCGTTCCAGGTTGTGTTGCTGGCGTTCCAGGTTGTGTTGCTGGCGTAGCCGGCGGTAATGAGTAAAAAACTGGAACAGGTGTTGACTCTACGTCCGGTATCCGACCCTCTGCCCTCATTCGTTTGAGAGCTTGTGCGGATAATCTAAAAGCATCTTGCATTGCATATAGTTCCTGAAATATCGTTAACGCAGCATCCCCATCGGTCAAAAAGGGAACGGCCCATCTCATTTGACTATAATCGACATGAAACTTAAGAAGATTGTTATTATAATCGATCCTCTCGATCGCATTAAGAACCCGTAAAATAATGTCAGTATGGTTTGCGTTTGCATCATCCTCTTTTATTACTTTGCTACGGGTTGTTCTTGCAGGTAATAAATACTCTTGCAACACCGTTCTGAGATGATTCAATTGTGTACGTTCTACAATACCTTCTACACCTTCTACACTTGTTGGGTCCAAATTATAAACACTACCAAAATCAATAAGCCAGGTATGTATACGGTCATCTAAAACCACGAGTGAATTATTTGTATGTAGATCTAGATGAATGTATCCCTGCAAGAATAGACGAACAACCTTGGTCAGAACTGAAATTTTCGCAGCCCTTATGACATCGACTATTCTTGCAACATCGGCAGCGGCTGCAGTTGCAGGCCGACTAAGGTCCTTGGCAAACTGACTTAATGTTTTCGAACCTTCAATCATTGGCATCGTAAGCACTCCAATGTTACCCTGCGAATGATCCCTAATATACTCTAATACAGTATATAGATCTGTACCCTCTTCACTTTTGGAGAACAACAAGGCTAACAAATCGCGAGTTTCAATACCGGTAAAAAATGCAATATTTGCAATGGATGGACAAATTTCTTCTTTACCGCCAACTATACTTTCTTCCCATATGCGTTGTTGGATTATCGCTTCTTCTCTAAATTTTTCAGAGGTTTCGCACGATTTAACCAATTCATGATCTTTCAATGTGAGCATCGGCAATCGACGTTTGACACCATCGTTAATCACTACAAATTTCAATAGATAGCTAACTACTGGTACGGTAAACCGACCGTTAAACGTCGTTTTAAATTCAGAATATTGCTCATTGACATCCAATTGAATCATAATTCCCTTTAATGAATTTGCCGTCAGAAGGGATATTGTACCATTGAGAAGCATATCCCTAATGGGCGTAAAGTATGTTTTACTGAGATTGTTTTGGGTTACACCGCCCTTCATATCCTATACTAAGATTAAACACACGCTCGGTAATAAAATGTACTGACCGAGGTTTTACTTTTTCGAGTGATTTTACACACCATACCTGGTCTCATACACAGGACCAATGCAACGGGATCATACCGACTAATGGCCGGTAAATCTGCAATGGTTTGAATGTTGTGCTGTTTAAACAGTTCATCCTGTTCTTCGACCGTTAAAATTTCGTGTTTGGGTACTTGGACGTGTTTCAGAATATTAAACTGTAAACGTTTGATGTTAATGACGGATGCGTATATTTGAGAATCGTTCCACAACGTGTTTAATGCAGCAATCTGAGCATCATTGGGATCCATCTTCACAATGATCATCAAATTATCCTCTTTGGTTAAAATGGGTGGTTCGTCTTCATTGCTTTCGTAAAAGGAACACGCTTCCGAGGCTACATTCAACCGTCCATCCAGGTAGAACTTGATGAAAATCTTTTTACCATTTTTATGGGTCAATAATAAATCCAATTGTTTTTGGTCCATCATTGCACCCACCTGCTGTATTCCACAATGGGCATACTCGGAAACATCGTATCCGGTCTCTTCCAAGATGGCAAGAAGGTTATTACGAGCAGAATAAATGTGGGTAACACTAATCGTCTCCATTCTATATGTTAACTCTATACTAATATTTATATCTCAATTTTATGAATATTCTTTGTCTCCTCTTCGGTTAAGGTATCACTCTTATCTACAATCTCAAGATCATCTGTTTCTGGTTCTGGAATCGGAACCATTTCTGGTTCATCTTGAACGGGTTCAGACTCTATCGGCTCTGAAACAATCGATACGGAAGGAGGTTTACTATTTGGTGCAGGATTTAATTGAACCGTAATTTTACGCACGTGTGAATTGATAGCAATGTTGTTTTCGATGACGTATTGCAACGAGTTGACTCCATCAATCTTCCATTGAATGTCATCTAAGATCAGCTGTTCAATCTTATTTCCCTCCATACGGTCCTTTATTTTGTTGGGGAGGATATCATTACGCGTTTTCATTTCTATGCCTGTTTTGGGTTCATCGGGGCGGTACACTTCGGTACTCCCAATGCGGTGAACCAAGGCATCGTCTTCTCCGCCCCATCCATAAAAGGTGTTGGGGAATCCATTCATTTGTTTGAATTTGGACTTTGAAATACGCAATACTCTTCCTAAGAAGTAATCCTTTTTACCCACGGTGTATTTATCGTCTTTGATCAATCGCCCCAAATGTACAAGGTCCTTTCCATCATCCCCATAATAACGATCGACGATATCCTCCGGCATAAGAATGTCTACATCGTGTACCACAAAGGTATCGACATTGGGTAATTCCCTTGTAAGATAATCAACCCCAATATTCAACAACATCCCTCGATTGAATTTATCCGCCTCACTTTGTTCTACCACGAGAATGTTGATCTTTGTATAATGTTCAATGAATTGGGCGAGTTGCTCACCACGGTCTTGGTCACCGGAATCGCGAAAGGGTACAATAATGACCGTCGTACTGGTAGGTACCGCATTCGTCTCTTTGTAGGATTTGAAGGTCAATTCGTGTTTCGGTTTCAAGGATTCAATCAATTTTCCGTCGTCGATATCATACATATTTTTCTGAGGTTCTAAAATACCCGAAATGGAATTGCATAAATCCGCGACATAATCATAGACAAACTCTTTGGTAAAGTATTTTTCGTAGAAATCCATTCCATTTTTCGCAATTTGTTGACAAATCTCATCATGGTCTAAACACCATTTCATCGTTTCCGCGACTTCGGCAACGGTATTCACGAGGATACAATGTGCACTACCAATGTCAGGGTCCTCGATGGTTTTCATCTTCAACATCGGTTCAAACCAAAGCGTGTAACGCGTTTTGACGTTCAGTACACAAAATCCAAGCCCTAACAATCCTCCAAATCGATAGGCGGCTGAATTCCCTTGCACGTTAAGGGTGTATTTATACTTGACTTGTTCGCTCATGTCCATTCGTGCTCCCGTATTTTTGCGGTCTTTTGGATTAATGTACTCTAAACGCAGTGAGTCGTCTACATTCTTTCCCTTGATGCGGTTTGTAAAATTGACAATCTTTGTATCCATAAATTCTTCCACCAGTTCATTGATATACATTCGTGGATTGGTATTTGACTCATTTCCACACCCAGTTCCTTGACCTCTCCAAACACATTTATTCTTGCGAGTTTCCCAGGCAGGTAGATTTTCTCGGGAAGGACTGGTATTTTTACAAACAATCCCCTTATGACCACGATCGCTTTCCAATTTTGCAAATTTCTTTTCAGGACAGATGATGTTCCAATCGTCTCCGGTTGGAAACGTAAAATCTGCGTGGTCTACTGAGGTGGATTGTCCTACGACTGGAATAAACGTTTTTTTATTGTAGGCTTCCGGCATGGAAACATCGCCGTAAAGGGCATCAAACGACTCTTTCCAGTCTTTTCGTAAATGAGGGAAATCTTTACGTGATAGGAAAAAGACACAATCGTTTACCTTACGATGACTACACGTGTCCACCAGCATATCGTACATTTCAGACAAATAATTATCGGTTGGGTCTCGGTCCACTTTTTCCGTACGAAGTAAACAATTGGTTGCATGCCACGTCTTTGGATCTTTCGAAGTCTCTTTACGTTTATTCGAAGGAAGAGATTTCAACAACGCTTCCAATTGATCCTCCTCTATTAAAGTGTAAAAATCATTGGTAAAATTGACGTTGTACAAGGGTAAGAAATTAAATAATTTGTTGTTTTTGATACGCACGAAAATAGCCGTCTTCATTTTATCCACAAAATAAGACAGTGTAGTGTCGAAATTATCCGGGTGTGGTTTATAAATGTCCAGTTCACATCTTTCCTTTTGATACTCTGATGTATAGGGTTTAGGCTGGATCGTTCGAGCAATCGAAATCCGTTCAAATTGTCTTGTCACATAAGGGAAAATCATTGGATTTAGACTGTATGTGTTGATAAGGATGTCACGACAAGGCGTGTTTCCACTCGCAACATACAGTGTATTTTCCAAGAGAGCGTATTGGGTAAGTTTCAAGGATGAAAAAAGGACGGTGGTCAGAGTCTGCAATGCCTTGTACCTCATATTCTCAAACTGGTCGACCGTATCCGATGTAATCAATCTTGCTTGTACATTCATGGTGGCCAATTCTTGGAGCAATAGTTTAAACGCATAAGGAACATTCAATGCACTAAACGATTTCTTATGTTTAGGGACGGTAAGCAATGCATCATTTTCAAAGACCATGCCATCTATGGATGGACTTATTTGTAAATTGGTATAGTCATTGTAGACGGCCAACAATCCAGAGGTATTGTCGACATAAATCTTATAAGGAATGCGAGAATTGTTGACCATCATAGTTCCGTCCCCACGATCCATCAAGGATTCGCGTACAAAACTAGCCATTCCATTGGCAATGACGCCATCGCGTTCCATTTCACCAATACGCAAACCGCCTTCATTGGAACGACCTTGTACAGGTTGGCGAGTGAGTGCCGTATTCGGACCTCTCACACGAAAGTTAATCTTATCCGCCACCATGTGCTTCAAACGCAAATAATACGTGGGTCCAATAAAAATATTACTTTCGATTTGTTCCCCTGTAAATCCATTGTACAATAATTCCGTCCCACTACTATGATACCCTAATCGTGGAAGTTCACGACGATAGGTGTCTACGAGCGTTTCACTGGTTTCATCCATGTTAGTGGTGTTAAATGCGGTACAATCCCCTAATCCTCCATTGTGTAGATGAACCTTGCCAATCAGCGATTCAATCAATTGCCCAATGGTCATTCGTGAAGGCAGTGCGTGCGGATTGATGATGAGGTCGGGACGGATTCCATCTGATGTAAAGGGCATATCTGTCTCATTTAAAACGAGTCCACACGTTCCTTTTTGACCCGCGCGAGAGGCAAACTTGTCACCAATACCCGGAATTCGTTCATGACAAATGCGTACTTTAGCAACACGATCGCCTGGAGTATCTTCACTGATAAAGGTTCGGTCCACTCGTCCCTCTTGGTCCCGATTGGGATAAATGTTCTTGATACTTTCTCCTTGTGCCATACGCATCAGTACCGTATCCGGACGAACCTCGGTATTCATTTGCACGATTCCGTTTTCGTCTGTATTGGTACTCCCTTTGAATACCAAGGGGATATCTCCATTCGATTCGGACACTTCATATGTCTTAAAATAGCTCGTGTTAAACATACCTCTTTCCAAGGACGAACGATTAAAGAGAATAGCGTCCTCCGTGTTATATCCCGTATAACACATAATGGCGACAATTGCATTTGCACCATAGGGTAAGGATTTAAAGGGTTGGAGAAAATTACTTTGAATCAATGGTGTCTGACCATAGTTCAAGACAACACCCATTGTGTCCATTCGATTTTGATAATTGGTGTGATACACTGAAACGGCCTGCCTCGATTGTCCGCACGAAAATGCATTTCGAGGCAAGGGATTATGTTGTACAAAAATGGTTTGATTTCCCATAAATCCAAGTAGAGAAGACCCGTGAATTTCCACGTGAGTGTACAAGGACTTTTCAAAATTCTCTAATGGGTCAAATCCAATCAAGGATGAATTGCTTTCATCTGCATCCAAATATTCAATCATACAAGGCTTTTTGGTATCACCGTGGGTCATTGCCGCCCACGAATCGAGACGGTCAGGTGAATACGAAAGTTTTCGTTTGTGATTCACATAAAACAAAGGCCGTTGCAGACGGCCCGCATCGGTGTAAACGTACAATGTATGTTCACCAATGTTCCAACTAATGCTTGTGGTGGAAGGAAGGATACCCGTTCGTCTACACTCCACCAACGTATGCAATGTGATTTCGGGTTCTTCAATACATCCAACCCATTGTCCATTGAGAAAGAGTTTCACCAAGGTGGCGGATTCTGCTGTCAAGGTATGTAACGGAAGGATAGGGAGTTCATATTCTGCCATCACGTCCAACACCCGTTTTTTGGGAAATCCATCTGTAATCCGTGAACATAAACTTAGCTGTTTGTGGGTACCTACATCTGTGCCGTCACTGTCCACTGGGTCAAATAACCCCCATTGAGAAGAATGTAGAAGACGAGGTGCAGTGACTTTTGCACTATCATCGATTTGAAGTACACATTTTCGTAAATGAGAAATGGCAGAATTAAAACTGAGACGATTGAGTTTTTGAGACACGCCCACGAGTTGAGTATACTCGGTCGCACCCCACCTTCCTTTGAATCCAGTGATTAATCCCTTCTCGGTGATACGTTCTTCAAAAAACTGATGATAATTCGCCAAAAACAATGTAGGGAAGTTGGCTGGTTCGTTGAAAAAATTCTTATTCTTATTGTGGGCACGGTCAATTTCTACGCCTACGTGCTCCAACTGTTTGTGGTAAAAATCGTGAAATAAATCATGTAGTAATACACCGGAGGGTTCTACGCGTTTCATTCGAAACGAATCACGATCGGACACGGGGTCGACTCCTAATGCCATTCGAAGAACCTTTTTCACCATATGTCCCAAGAAAAAAGCCTTGTCTATCAACTGGTCTCCCATATGCGATAAAAATAATTTGACTAAAATGTGAACTGCATATTGTAACGACTTGTATTTTGTAAAAGAACCGATAAATTCTAGGGCTTGATGTTGGGTGTAAATACCCATCGCATCACATACACTCTCGTGGAAGTGTTCTCGAAAGTTGTTTTCTCCCAACAAACACGTTTCAATGATTTGTTTGTCGGTCAATACGCCTAACGCTCTCATAACCACAAACAGTGGAATAGGTAGACGTACATCAGGTAACTCGACCACCATTTCGTGTAGGGTAACCCCGTCCTTGGTCCGCACAGAACTGGATGAATCCTCTTTGGTGGCAATACGTACAGCAGCCACGCGTGGGAATGTGACCCCGTCATCCGAATACGATTTAATGTCTGCACTATAATAATATTTGTCACTGTAGTTCTTGGTCGTACAAATGGTGTTTCGTGCACGACCCTCTTGACAAATGAGCACCTTTTCACTACCATCGATGATAAAATAGCCACCCGGGTCACTTCGACATTCCCCCATTGCAAATCGAACCTCTGGAGGAACATTGTGTAAAATACAGATTTCAGACTGTAACATAATGGGGAAATTACCAAGAAATACCATGTCATCTGGCGTATGTTCTTGCACAACACCATCGATTTCAATTTCAAAGGTTATTTTTGCGTGAATACTGAAATAATAGGTGAGGTTACGAAGACGAGCATCATTTGGATAGAGTGGTTTTTGTACACCATTCTCTGTAAACACGGGTACACCAAATACAAGTTCGGAAGATGATTTGGTTCCAACCCATAATCGACATACGTAACGAAATACATTTTTATCATCTTTGTTCTTTAGGTTGATCAATGGGTTCCGATTCTTGATGATTTCAGGAATCTGTTTCACAAATTGATTGAACGAATCCAAATGATGATTTACTAAAAATCCGGGTTCTTCTAAAAATTTATGTATGCACTCCATATATTACTCCTTCTATTTATATTTATTGTGTTTTGGCAAACATAATAGATATAATTACACGTCCAAGGGGAGTTCATTCATTTGAAACGTGTAGTTTGATTTCTTGTATTGCCTTGTTTCTTGCAATTTTTCCTGTCTTGTATCGAACGATTCTTTCAAGTCACTCGAATAGGAGGGTTGTAACGGTACATACGCATAGGGACATCCAGTTTGCTGGCACGCGGTAGACTGGTCAAAGGCAATGATGGAATTTGCATTCTTCTGTAAGTATTGACGATAGTCCCAATTGGTTTTAAGATTTTCACGAGAACGTATCTGGTCATTCAACACCGCCGTAGGTTGCCAATTCGAAAAAGACCGCCCATCCGACATTAGTGCTGGAAAATCCTGATGGAAATTGTTCATAGGGAGAGTTTAGATTTTATTTTGTAAGAATTCAATCAATTCCTTTTTGGTCTTGAGTTTAGGTCCATTCAACTCCGCTACTTTATCCTTTAACTCTTTCAGTGTAAGAGAATCAAATGGACCGACTTCTGTTTCCACGAATTCCGGTACAATTTTTACATCGGGTTCAATCATTTTTTTGACTTCGATCTCTTCACACACTTCTTGAGCTGGCAAGGAGACTCTTTTCACGTCATCATCAGATACAGTGACTCTTTCTGGGGTACGTTCACGCGACTCGTAGTCGAGGTGTACATCCGAGCATTCACTCGTTTCACTAGACTCATCGGATTCTTCGTCCGAGTCTTGTAATGCTTCTCGTGTAACCATTGCCATGGTTTCAATGGTCTCGGACATTAATTCCAAACGATTCTCAAACATAAAGAGTTTTTGACGGATATAAAAAAAGAATACAACCATCAGAATCAGTGTAATGGCCAAACCGATCATACTTTTCTATAGATTATATATACGTTCTTTTGTCCGCATTCTCGCATCCTTTACAATGGAAGTTGGGTAGGCTAACTGTTCAAGCACGTTTACACCTCCACGGTCATAAGATACGCCTTGTCCTAATTTATAAGTATTTCTTCCATTGACGGTTTTCATATGAATCATCTCCATGGTTGAATTTGACTTTAAATTCTCACACAAATCGAAAAAATGCGTGGTTAACAAAAATTGGAAGCTAGGATAATCGGTTAAAAAGGACAAGAGAGAACCCGCGCTTGCAACGGCTTCCACGGGATTGGTTCCGGAAAAGAGTTCATCGAATATACATAAAATACGTTCCTTCTTAACGACTTCATTTAAGATTTCTTTACAACGCCTCGCTTCGGCTTGAAACAAACTGTCACGTCCAGACGTGTCTGGAATATTAATGTAACAATAAAAGGCGTCGTATGGACAAATGGTAGCAGATTTGTAAAATCCACGACCGATTTGTTGCGACAAGAGTACGTTAATCAAGGTTGTTTTTAACAGGGTAGTCTTTCCAGATGCATTCGGACCCGTCAAGACTTTATTTTTATCCAAAGAATACGTGTTTTTCACGGGGTGTTTGGTTGGGTAATAGGCTCGCACAAAAGAAGTTTTATTTGAAAACACACACGGGTTTATTTTTTTCTGGCGATTCAATTGATAGATATTTTGCACAAATCCGTGGAAACCAAAAGAATAGTGTAGAGTTGTTTTCAGTTCAGCATTGTCATACAATTGATAAAACAAGGCTCTCGCTTCACCACATCGAAACATACTTGTATTCAATCCGGACAATTGTGTCTTGAACTGCAACAATCGTTGCTTGTGTTCTTCCAATACACGATAAAAAGATTGATAGGTGGGTAAGGCGCAAATACTCTGTTGAACGTGGTTCATCGCCTCCAAGGTATGGGTTACATATCGCCCGGCTTCTTGAAATACCGTATGTACCGTGGTAATATTGGTGTAAAAGGTGTAAAACGTGTAGATATTGGTATACAACTGTACGCAGAATAAAAGGGCGGTGCCTATAAGATACGCTCGTTGTTTGACATCCGCATCTTGAAACCCAGTGACCAATCCACCAATGGCGTGTTGTTTGAGTACCTGCTTCAAAATATCGAGGTAAGTTGACCACGAAAGTTCAATGCTTTTCATACGAAGAATGACAAATGGGATAATGACCATAATCAAGGGAGTCAACAAGAAGAGAATCGGAGAGGTAATGAAATAAATACTAATAAAGGTTAGAAAAGAGGAGGATTGGTTCAACATACTCAATCGTTCAGATTCGATATACTGATAACTGATTTTGAACTCTTTATTGTCTTGGATTCGATTCCAATGTTGTACAAAGGCATCAATGGGAATGGGTTTCGGTGCATTTTGGAATAAGACGGCCGATTCCGTCAAGAAATCCGTATTCGTGGTATAGTATTTCGCCCATTGGTGTGCGGTTTGTTTGGACTCGGTTGTCGTTGGTTTGAAGAGCTTGTCATAGACCGGAATTTCATCGGACTGTACAAGTTCTAAATCCTTTAGTATATGGGGGTTCACTTCTTTGTGTGAAACATATTGAATGGGTAGTTTGAAGATTTCCATATGGAAAGTATGTACTAAAAAGCACGACTTTATACTTATAAAATAGATATAAACGATGCTAAGGTTATTTATGAAATGAAGATGCATTTATCTATGATGCTTCGTCTCACCACCATGCAACAGAAATACGTGTCTATCCTACAAAATCCGGCACATTCTCTTGTGGTCTGTACCGGACCGGCTGGGTCGGGTAAGACGGCATTCGCGTGTAAGACGGCAATAACCCAACTTGCAGACAAGCAGGTCAATCAAATTGTGATTACCAAACCGCTTGTTTCGGTGGAAGGGGAAGACCTTGGGTTTTTGCCAGGGAATATGCGGTCGAAGATGTCCCCGTGGATTGAATCGTATCTGGATATTTTCAAAGAACACTATTCCATGAAACAATTGGAGGAGATGATGAAAAAGGAGGTTATTAAATTGGCCCCGTTAGCTTATTGTCGTGGAAACACGTACACCAATTCATTTGTCATTTGCGATGAATCTCAGAATACCACACCCAAACAATTGAAGATGTTGATGACACGTTTGGGTCAAAACAGTAAAATGGTGGTGATTGGCGATTTGGACCAACAAGATAGCCACGGTGCATCTGGTCTAGAGGATTTCTTGCAACGTTATCCAGGTGGAAACGACGAAATTGCGTTGGTTCGTCTAACAGAATCGGACGTGTGTAGAAGCTCGTTGGTGAAGTACATTCTCACCTTGTATAAATAGTCACAGGCCTTATCATGGAAAATCGTGTCTAAATATCCACTTCTTATTGATACTGGCTTATGCCGTGTTTTTGAACAGTTTCGCGTAGTGTCGGCAGTGACAAGTGTTTCTTGTTTTCGCACCCTCTGGTGAACATCCTTGTGTTGGCGGCTACAGCAACCACATCACTCGGTTCGCTCTTCTTGCATGTAAAAAGACATACGCATTGGGTCGCACCAATAATCGGCAATCAATTGGTTGATGGTGAGTTTCATTGTTTAACAGGATAGTTTTTTAAACAGGATATAAATTTTAAATAAAAAAAGGGTTTTCCCCAAGGCGGTCTTTGCGCCTAGGGTTCAGGAAGACCCTGAAATTCGTCGTCCGCCATCCTCATCAGGTCGATCCAAGCATTCTCCGCCGTGTCGCGAGTGTACGAGTCGAGATTTTCGACCGTATCCAAGTAAGCAGCCACATAAATGCGCAGCGATTGCATCATTTGTTCGGCTTGAGGCGTGTTCAGTTTGGCTCGTGATTCGCGAATGTCATAGCCGTCCAAGATGTTGATAAGGTTGGCGTATTCGGTCGTGAGGTCCATATCGGTTTTATTCAACGAGTGCGCAAAAAAAGTATTTCTAAAAAAGAATCAATTTTATTCAAAAGCAATCCTCACCAAGCAAGGTCAATTTTAACAAAATATATTAAAATTGGCTCATTTATCAGTGTTCTTGAATGGTAAGAAGTCTATAGCAATGTCTCTGTAGAAATTCAAAAGTACGATGAAGTGATGTGCGCTCATGGCGAACAATTCAAAAGAGACGCATAATTTTCTCGTAGATTCTTCAGAAAATTGAAATAGAGAATGTTGCTTACCGTTCTAAAGAATGGCGCAAACCCTGGTGCGAACGTGTCGACCTAGGAAACCCGAAATTGGATATACTCGTCAGTCTTGTTGTCCGGAACTGACGCGCGCCTTTCAAAAGGAAGCCGAACTCAAGCGCGACCTTCATTGGTTCAATTGGCAGTTACGGACAACCACTTTTCACGTTAAGAATTATCGCAACCATCGAAACCAATGGAAACGTATTATCCGGCAATTGTGGACCCGGTATCATCTTCATCATTCGTCCACCTGTATCATTCTCTCTTATTTACCGTCTTATGAATTACCTTGTATTCCTAGGTTTATGCGTTACGAACCATTGGATTATACATCGATGGATATATCGCATGTGTGTCGAATCATGACAGAAAAGCTTGTATCGCTTGGCTATCCTAAGATTGAATGGGTCGAACCAAGCGAAATGGATGTGTATCTTTCCTATTACAGTTCATCCATTGACTTCCCTATGGATATGGATTTCTTTCGTCACCTCTATCGTATGCTCCAAGCCAAACAGATAGAACATAAATGGCGGATCATTTATTCCCATATGATGAAGAAGGGATGGTCCTCTTCATTTTGCAATTATAAAGACGGTTATGTGAATACGTTCTACAGAAGTGAGAGAGCAGAACACTACTTTAAACTTTGTCTCGAAAATAAACTTGATGGGGAGCCATTGGCATTGGTGAAATCCTGGTTTTCACGAATGAAACATCCATCCCTCCGGGTATAAACAGCGTCTACATTTTACTTTTTTCGCATATAATCTTCACTGCTCCAGAGAATGTATCTTAAGGACATAATATCCTATTGAATATAAAAAAAAGATATTGTATTATTCGCAACTGGAACAAGTTGGGGACTATTGGGTTTCACCCGCGGTTTAAATTCGTATGATTACAATTATACTAAATTTAAATCGATCCACAAATAAACCTATTTATATATCAGTAAAGGACAACAAGGATTATTGAGAATTTTTTTATATATAAAGAAATGTACAGATTTGAGGTGAGTATGAGAGGGTTAGAAGAAGAGAAAAAAACAGAGTATTATAACACTATATTTTGATCATAATCTTCGTCGGGTCTGCAATGCCAATTCTTTTGAACATAACTCCATCTTATTTTCAAAGGGGAGTAGCGTGGGTATTTGCTCTAATGCATCGGTTGAAAACCATTCTCCACATAAAGCGTGTGCATTCAATAATTTATGAACACGTTTTTCATCTTTTGGTTTCAAGTCGGGAAACCAATAGAGTAAATCGACATCATCTACACTAACACGATCTCGAATGTCCGATGGACAAATACACGAATAAAAACCGCGATGCGCAATTCGACTCCACGCATTTTGTTTTGCATAATGACCAATTTTGATGGCATTCATATGTTTGGAGCGATACACATAAACACCCATTCTATATCATTCAACACATCTGTTTATATCGTCAACGAAGCTTGTACATTATCGCCTTTCAAGAAATTAAATTGTATTTTGTATTGGTTGAAAAAACTGCTAAACATATTTCCACCCGGTCCAGATTTGTAGATATTCCATGCCTCCTGTGGATTAATGGTATCACTCCAATAATTGAATCTAGAGGTGTATCCTGAAAACCCCCCTCTTGGTGTTAAATTTAAATCGGTAGTCGGGTCCAGTTTAGGCATACCAGGCAATACACTCGTTCGTACCAACTTCCCATTGACATAGATGTCCACGGTTCGAGTATTCAAGGATACAATCAAATTGGTCCATTTTTGAATGGGAATGTTTGGAACCACGGTATCAAACGGTTGGTCATCGGTAACCGCCATAGTCACGTGAAGATCGTTCTCATTTGGAGCCAACGACAGTGCCAACAAACCGGCAGCGGGCCCTCTTGAAAAAATAATCTTTTCTTGTCCATATCGATAGGTCCAATCGTCCACATAAATCCAAATGCTATAAGTGAAGTTAACGGTTGTACCAGACGGGAGAGAAGTAGGTGGAACCACCAACTCCGTTGTCGCACTTGCAAAATTACTCAAGGTTTTCTTACCATTAAATACATAGGACAAAATGTAGACGACCACTAAAAATCCTACAATGGTGAGTAATAGACTTGATATGTTCATAGGATACGCCTATATTTTTTTATAACGAGATCAAGAAATTCACATCTGTTTCTACTTTTGTATTCACAAGTTCGCCCAGGTTATGATGGATTTGAATACTGTCGCATTGTTGTTTAGACAGGACAAGTTCATCCGTGACGTGTTCCGTCTTTTTCACTTCCATGCCTTGAAGCTTATCCAAGTCCAACAACAGTCCAAAGGATGCCGTACCATAGTATCCTTCTTGTCCAGTCATTACATTGGCAGACACGCCCCGCATATTGTCCAATTCACCGTGAATGGCAGCTCGAAAGAACATTTCAGGCGTTTCTTCAAAAGAGGCCTTTGCGATGGGTCCAATATTGTCCTTGTTTACACCGTGGCGACATACAGACATCATTGGATGCACACTTGTCATTCGGTCGCACAACAAGGACTTATGGTGGTCGTTAATATAACCACCGTCAAATTCAATCACGTCAGTTAATTCTGTATAAATGCTGTCTCTTGCAGCTTCAATCCCCAATACGTCATTGGTTTCTCGAATATCATTGCTTATCGTACGGGATGCATCGATAAAGTCCATACCCAACACGTCCAATAAATTGGTACCTACCGTATCCAATACCCATACCTCTTGGGTTTCATAGTTTCCATTTATTTTTTTTACGTTATTCTTTACAGTACGAATGTTCACCTTGCGAATGTTCTTTACGCCACGCAATACCAAATTGAGTAGTTTGGTTCGAATATCCTTTAAGGTGTACACATAATCCATGTCATAGAGGGACCGTCCCTTCTGTTTTTTCTTGTTGTCTGTAGGATAAATACGGAAGACGAGTTTGTCTGCGTTGTAGTCTGAATAAATACAAGTGGTGGACTTGAATTCTGCACTCTGATTGATGGTGAAACTAATGTCATCCATCGTAATGTTTCGATTCAACATTTCTTCTGCATTCAACTCCAGACGAATCACCCAAGGGGACTCGCTCGTTTCTTCTACGGGTTCTGTGCAATCGACCAACAAATCATTAAAGTCTTTGAATTGTCGCACAAAGGTACGATCTTCTTCCGCAACGTTCGTTTCAAAGTGAATGTCGGCTTTCGCGACCACGTCGGCGATTTTGGTGTGTTCGAGTGCAGTCATAAAGAATTTCGCTCGTTCTTTACTAGTTTCATCAAACTCTTTCAGCCGGACCGTAATCGACGGATTTTTCGTGTTCTCCGACAAGGATAGAATTTCTTCAATGCGGGGTACACCACGGGTTACATTGGATTTACTGGCTACACCTGCAAAGTGGAACGTGTTCAGCGTCAATTGTGTAGTGGGTTCACCAATGGACTGAGCCGCAATGATTCCGACCATTTCCCCCGGTTGAATTAAGGCACGTTTGTAGTGCATCACGATTTGTTCGAGTAACATGACGATGGCTGATTTGGTAAAATGTTTCACCAACAACAATTCTCGTGGTGATAAACAGTAGTAATACACGATTTTAAAGAGTGTGCTTGGCTTGTAGGCCCCCAGTGCATCCAATTTATTATAATAGACATCCAATAGTTCATACACCTCCAGGGGCGTCATATCCAAAACAGTCTGTGGAGATAAATGGAACTGTTTACTTATATTGGAGATGAGGAAAGGAATGCCTACGGGTACATAAACCTTGTAGTCGTTTTTGTAATCAAATACGTAACGGACCAATTGTTCTCGAGAGGTAAGCATAAAGTCAATCCAAAACTTGGAACGAGTCGTGCATTCCGTATGTTGTGAAGTATAACGTTTTCCGGCATCCGGTGATAAGGTGGCCAAATCTTCCGGATTCATATTGTAATGATTGTAAATCTGTTCCATTTTCATTTCACACAAGTGCATTTGAAACACTTCGACCTTGCCTGGGTCAATATTGTCCTCTCCATATCGAAATTGCACGATACGTCCTTTATGGTTTCTTACGGTACCATCGTACATCCCGATACAATCTTCCATCGATTTAATCAATCGGCGCTGAATATATCCCGTAGTGGACGTTTTCACAGCCGTATCAATCAGACCAATACGACCTCCTTGTGCATGGAAGAATAACTCGAATGGGTTTAGTCCGTGAATAAAGGACGAATCTACAAATCCACGAGCCGACGATGTATCGTCATACTTGGTAAAATGGGGTAGGGTTCGGTCGCTAAATCCATAAGGGCACCGCTTTCCTTCAACCTCTTGTTGTCCAAGACAAGAGACCATCTGTGAAATGTTAATATCAGACCCTTTGGAACCTGATTGAACCATGATGGCAAATCGGTTATCTGGGCTTAATCCACTTTTCCCAATCGCACCCGCATCTATATTGGCTGCTGCTAAAATGTCCTTGATTTGTGATTCAAGTTCATCCACATTCGAACGTCCCGTTTCATTTTGAAAGGCGTTCAAGTGTGTATCCAAGATGAGTCGGTCCACTTTTTCCTTTTTGCTGCGAATGGCTTCCTTGATGTTGTCTTGGACTTCTTTGGACGTGACCAAATCGCTAATACCTACACTGAACGAACTTACTTTCATATACTCGTTTACAATGTACTGAATATTGTCAATGAAATCTGCAGAAGCAAAGTTTCCATAATCGTTGAAAATACGATGAATCAGACCCTTGGAGGTAGCACTCAATGCACCCTTGTCTAACCGACCACGCTTGTAGAGTCCATCTATAATCTGTATGACATTATTGGACGTATTCACATCCTCCGTGTCTTTGAACAATTTATTCTTCTGGAAACTGGTCATCGGAGGTAGAATCAGAGACAGAATGTCGAAATTGGAAATCGACTCCGTTTGAAAGACCGATACGTCTACGTGTGGTAAATTCACCACCAAATTCATTGCCGCAAGTGCACTGAAGCGAATGGATGGGCGAGTAAATTGGAAGGAACCCAGCAAGGAATCTTGGAAAATACCGATAATGGACGAGTTCGATGCAGGACTAATGATTTGATAAGGAACCGCGGCTAAATGTCGAAGTTCCGTTTCTGCTTCCAACGATTGGGGCATATGAAGATTCATTTCATCACCATCGAAATCCGCGTTATAGGGCTTTGTATCACCGACATTCATTCGAAACGTGTCTCCCTTAAACATGACGCGTACAATATGACCCATCATACTCATACGATGGAGAGAGGGTTGACGATTGAAGAGGATGGCATCTCCATCCATCATATGACGATGGACAATGTCTCCTTCCGACAACTGAATCGATTCTCGGTCGGCGTATTTCAACGAGATGTGAACCGTACGGCTATTGACCTTTCGTTCCAATAATTTC